CCGATGGCCTCGCCCAGGCCCTCATCAATGCGACCGCGCTTGGAGAGAATCCGCGTGTCACCGCGCGCCTCATGCGTGACGGCCTGTCCAACGGCCTTGACCGGATGCTCAACATCGCGCGCACCGAACAACTGCGCGCTTACCGTGAGTCCTCCCGCGCCGAGTACAAAGAGTCGGGAGTGGTCACAACCTACAAACGCCTGGCGGCACAGGATGATCGTACCTGCCTGGCGTGCATTGAGTCGGATGGGGATGTATATGAACTGGACGTACCACTCGATGAGCACAATTCAGGCAGGTGCGCTCTCGTGCCAGTGGTCAAGGGCTTACCGGAGGTCGAATGGAAATCAGCGCATGACTGGTTTTTGGAGCAAGATGAATCAACGCAGCGCGGCATGATGGGGCCGGGCATGTTCGACGCCTGGCAGGGAGGCAAGTTTGACCTCGCCGACATCGTGGCCGTGCATCACGACGACACCTGGGGCGATAGCGTGGGAGTCCGCTCGCTCGCCTCACTCTTGGGAGAATAGCAGATGACAGACAACCCGGCCCCCGCTCAGGGGGCGACCCCTGACCCGCTCACCCAACCCGACGAATCCAATCAGCCCCACCACCTGAGCGACACCCAACTGATGCGCGTCGAGGTGGTGATCTCCGAACTGTCGAAGCGCGGCAACCAGTTTGCCGTAGCGATTCACAAGAGCATCAGGCAGAAGTCCAAAGAGGACAAGCGCAAGATCATCGCCAACGCTTACGCCATGATGTATAACGCGCTGCTCTCGATCAACATGGCTATCGAATCGCAGAACACGCCTCTCAATGTGCAACGCTCGCTTACTATGTTGCGCCGCCTGAGAGAGCAAAAGCAGAAAGGCGGGCGCTAATGTCAGACGACACCCTGCCGCCTGGCTCGGTTGCTATAGAGTTGGCAAGGCAAACCCATAGGGACAGCGGGGAGACACCGGAGCAACTGATTCGCAAGATTGCGGATCGTGATGCGGCCAGTCGTGATCCGCTCATGCTCAGGATCGGGCAATCGCTTCGGCGCTTGCCGCCTTGCTCGCTGGTGACTGTGAGGGTGGTCACAGACAGGAACGGACTCCCGCTCGTGTGGTTTGTGGAAAAGACCGAAAAAGGCGAGGGGCCGTTGGCCTCGACAAAACAGGCGCTTGACATCCTTTCAGAATAGACTATAATCCTTTTACACGCGCTAACCGAACCGGGCAAAAACCCGGCGTAGGGCTACCGACACGAAGCGTCGCCGGAACAAAAAACCGGCAAGAGGACGCGGAAACCTGGGGCCGACCTTGTGATGAGGTCGGCCCCTCTTTTTTTCTCGCGGGCGTGAGGCCCGCAATCACGGCGAGACGCCAGGAGTTTCTACCATGAAAACGATGTTCCTTCTCAGAGCACCGGCCACAGATGGCGCGGGAGGCGGATCGGGCCAGGGTGCTGCCGGTGATGGTAAGACCGGAGACGGTCAAGGGCAGGGCGCAGCCGGAGACGGGAAGTCAACGACCGCGACCACCTTTGAAACCTTCGAGGCATTTCTTGACGCGCAACCCGATGAGGTCAAGGCCCTGATTGATGGGCACACCAAAGGCCTCAAGACCGCTCTGGAGACGGAGCGCACTGCGCGCAAGGGCTTCGAGAAAGAACTGCGGGACGCAGCGAAGAAACTTGAGAAGGGCAGCGACGAACGCCAAAACCTTGAGGGGCTGGCGGACAAACTGAATAAGGAACAGCGCCGGGCAGACTTCTTCGACCTCGCCCACAACGCGGGCGTGACCAATTTGCGTCTCGCGTGGATTGCGGGGCAGGAGGCCGAATTGATCCCCGAGGCCGTGCATCTCACGGACTTTGGAAAGATCAAAGAGCGATTCCCTGAACTGTTCGCTCAGAAAGAAAAGCCGAAGACCCCGAAGGGCAACGCAGGGGACGGCACGCAGACGGAACAGCGGCCCGCTGGTGGGATGAACGCATTTATCCGCGCCTCATCCGGTCACGGATAACCCGCCTCTCAATTACCATCAACCTTTTTTCTTTGAGGAGCAATAGCCATGCCTTACAACAGTATCATCTCCCGAACCGATGCGGCTGACCTCATCCCGACCGAGACGAGCCAGGAAATCATCAAAGAGATTCCTCAGTCGAGCGTGGTCATGCAGTTTGGCCGCCCGCTGCCGAATCTCTCGCGCAAGCAGCGGCGCGTTCCGGTCATGTCCCTGCTGGCGACCGCCTACTTCGTGGCCCCAGGAGCGGGCGCGGAGACGGACAGAAAACAGACGACCGAGGCGAACTGGGGCGGGGTTGACCTCGTGGCCGAGGAATTGGCCGTGATCGTCCCGATCCCTGAGGCCGTGCTGGACGATGCGGACTACGACATTTGGGGAGAGGTCAAGCCCTCCCTCGTCGAGGCCTTCGGCATCGCCTTCGACCAGGCCGTGTTCTACGGCACGAACGCGCCGAACTCCTGGCCTGATGACCTGCTCACCCAGGCCACCGCTGCGGGCAACGTCCTCGCGCTCGGCGCGGGCGGCATTGACCTGTATGACGACCTGCTCGGCGAGTCCGGCGTCATCTCCAAACTGGAAGCGGACGGCTACATGCCGTCCGGCCACGTCGCCGCGACCTCCATGCGCGGCAAGTTGCGCGGCACGCGCGACGCCCAGGGGCAGCCGATCTTCAAGCCATCTGGCGGAAACGGCGCGAAGTTCGCGTATGAACTCGACGGCGCTCCCATCGCATTCCCCTCCAACGGCGCGGTCGCTCCAGCGACCAGCCTCCTGATCTCCGGTGACTGGAGCCGCCTGCGCTACGCGCTGCGCCAGGACATCACCTACAAGGTGCTGACCGAGGCCGTGATTCAGGACGGCTCAGGGGCAATCGTCTACAACCTCGCGCAACAGGACATGGTTGCGCTGCGCGCGGTGCTGCGCCTCGGGTGGGTGCTGCCCAATCCGGTCAACCGGATCGAGCCGACCGCCGCCAATCGCTGCGCGTTCGCCTTCCTCACGCCGTAAGCCTGCCGAAGTCAACGGCTTACTTTTTGATCTCTGACTTGGAGGCTTACCATGAGTGGTCTATATCCTCTCAATCAGAACATGGGCCAGAAAATCCAGGGCCATACCGGGAAGGTCGTCCCGGTTGACATGGGTTTCGTGGCTCACTACCAGGCGGCCCCCGCGCTCGGAGCCAATGCTGCGGTTCACGCGAACATTCTCCTGACCGCTGCCCCCCAAACGATCACAACCGGGATCACCAATCCCGCAGTGCCGCGCGTGTTGAGCGTCGTGGCGGATAACGCGGGCGTGGTGGGGAACGTGGTCATCAACGGAACGGATATGGCCGACGCGGTGATAGCTGACACCCTGGCCCTCAACGGAACCACAGTGGTTGTGGGCACTAAGGCGTTCAAGACCGTGACGAGCATTCAGGTTCCGGTGGAAACAACGGCCCCGGACAATGTGAGCGTGGGCACGGCAGATGTGTTTGGTCTGCCGCACAAGGTCTACAACGCTCTGTGCCTGTTGGTCACACTGTTCAACGGCGCGACCGACGCGGGCACGCTGACGGTGAACGGAACCGACCTGTGCAAAAACCTGTACGACCCGGCGGGCACACCGGACGGCGCGAAACTGCTCGACCTGTTCTACCTCGTCTAAAGGACGGCAGGCATGGCCGCGACTGAGTTAGAGGTCTCTCGGCTCAGGCGGATGGTTGCAGAACCAACCGCCACGACTTACTCGGATATTTCCCTGAGGGGTTACATCGAGCGTTTCCCGCTCATGGACTCGGACGGGAATGATCCATCGGAAACTGATGACTGGATACCGACGTATGACCTCAACGCCGCCGCCGCCGAAATATGGCAGGAGAAGGCGGCGCTGCTCTCGGCCAAATATGACGTGAGTGTGGATACCAGCACCTTCCATCGTTCTCAGGCCCACGACAACGCGCAGAAGATGGCTCGCTACTATGCGGCCAGGCGCAGCGTGAGCGTGATTGAGTTGCAGGCAGAACCGCACACGTCCACTGCCGACGATGACGAGGTTTAGAGTCTGATGATTGGCGGAGCGACTCCCAGGCGCTCTGCTGGTCATGGGGTGGGGTATGGGTGAGGGCGGGCAACTGCCCTCACCCTCGCACCCCGGAGAGATGACACCGTGTTTCTCGACGCCGACGAACTGGCCGCGATCCAGCAAACGCAAAACGACTACATGCCGGACACCTGCCAGATTCTCACGCGCGGAACATCCGGCACGGATGCGCGGGGCAAGCCGATCCAAACGTGGAC